AGAGTTCATAATCTAAATTATTTTTTACATTATTTACTCGATGAGCGTGATTTAGAAGACTGTAATCACCATTTTCAACCCATTTATCGCTTCTTATGTTCTGATAATTTTATTATAATACCTAAATTAATATATGACTTTGACGAAGATTTATTTAGCCTAAAACATTTGTTAAAAGCTCATGGTTGTACATTAGAAAGAGCTAATGTTTCTAACATGGAAATATCTCTAAGTCGTAGTCAAAAAAGTTTAATAGCAGATCGCTATTATACAGACTTTAATCTTTTTAACTTTGAGGAATAAAATGGAAGCAGCACTAAAACAAGAAGTACGTAAAGAAATTTCACGCATCGTAGACTTGATGATTCAAGGAGAATCAATTCGAGAATCTATTGCAGAGCTAAAAAAAGATATTAAAACTGAGTATGGCTTACCTGTCGCTACTATCACTAAAGTAGCTACTATTGTTCGCAAAAATTCTCTTGAAGAAGAAGAGGAAAAATGGGATGAAATTAAAGAGTGGGTGGATGCCTGCTCGTGACGCATCGGGGCATTACACTCCCCCCATCAAAACTCATACTACTATCTACGTAACTGGCGATTCTTGGTCTGCAGGAGAGTGGGATAAATCTAAAGGCGATGATATAAACTTTCATGCGAGAGACCACTCGTTTTCAAAATATTTATCGTATACAGATAAATATAAGATTATACATTGTCCTCTTCCTGGTTGGGGCGACATAGTTGCCCTAGACAAGCTGAAGAAGAGACATGATTTAGATGAGATTGATTATATCATTTTTGTTAAAACTTGTGCTACGAGAAGTTTTGTAAACTTTAAAAAAGATGCGAATCCAGAACTATATGGAGATCCACACATATTTCGCAAGATTAGCTTTATTAATAACTATATTTATAGGAACCTAGAAAAATATAAAGATAAGTTAATTTTAGTAGGAGGTATTGAACGTATCAGAGATAGCTTTGAATGTTTTTACAAAATTCCTAGTATCACAGAATTTCTTTATCCTCATTTTAAAGATTCAGAATATTTTGGAGATATAAAATACTTGGAGCAATTTATTGAACAGGATAAAGTGGGTGTAGATGCTCTTTTGAGTCATTCATTAGGTAAAATTAAGTTTTGGAATGATAATCCAGATATGTTTTATCCTGATGGCGCACATCCTAACAGGTACGCACATAAGCTTTTAGCCTACCATATTGATGATTTTCTTAGCAAGCGTTAAATGACTTCTAGCTCCTGCGTGAGATTTATCAGGAGCAAAGTCCTTGTGTTTTGCTAAATCAAGATGATACTCTATATAATCTTCAGTAAGTTCTTTTAGAAGTGGATGTAAATGGGGAAAACAGCAATGATGTATCATTGGTATGTTAGCTCTTTGACACAATATTATTTGTTTTGCTACAGCCCCACTCCATAATCTGTGTACTAGTTCTTCTTCAGAGTAATATAACATTCCTGCTGCGTGCCATGCAGCTTGGTGTTTTTTATCTTCTGATCTTCGATTAGCTAAGATTTGCTCAGAGAGTATCCAGTTTCTGTAGTACTTTTCATTTTTAAGCACATGGTTTGCGACTATGAATCCTTGAGTTATATTATTTCTTGCGTCCCATACTTGCCATCTATACTCGCTAGTATGACCGACTACAATCAAATCAGGTTTTAACTTGACAGCTTCCTCAATTTGTGCTGTAATAAGGTATTCAGAAGCACCACTTTGAGAAAGGTTAGTTAATTTATCTGATTTTAATAACTTTTGAAGCTGGTAAGGATATGCTTGAGAAGTACTCTCAAGTCCTTCACCCTTTGTAAAACTATCTCCGCAGGTTACTATGTACATTAATAATGAAATCTTTGTTATGGGTAATTCTTGGTCTATGCAAAATGATGAGGCCAACTTTACGGTATTTGACATACTAGGCTTAAAAAATCGCTGGGAAGAAACTGGAGCCAGTATTGATGTTCAAGCTGATTTTATCATACGAAACGAACTTGTCAAGGATTTTAAGGTTATCTGGTTAGTAGGGCATCATCACAGGGCAGATCCTACAGGTGAGCACAAATATCTATTACCTTATCCGTATGGTGCAGAAGATCCTTGGGGAGACTTGACTAGGAAACTTTGGTTTAAAAAGTTTACTAAATTAAAATGGTACTGGCGTACTCATGTATTATACGTATTGTCTGTTTTAAATACTTGTACTCCAGATAATCTTATGATTGTTCCTATTTATCGACCCTGTGTCATAGAAGACCCATTGATACAAGGGCATCCTTGTATATGGAATCAATATTTAAGAGATTTTGCAAAGAAAGAGGGTGAGTATGCTGGGTACGCTGGTCATATGAATCAAAAAGGACATTTTGCATTCGCACCCTTACTTGCTAAAGAGGTTTATGATAGATGGAAGATTACATTGACCCAGAATGGGCCGACGCAGTTACTGTCGGGTTTTCAGAATCAATAGCTAAAAGTTCTACAAAGTTAGTAGACTATTGCTCTAAAAACTACACCAGATACGGCCATCAATGGAGATGTGACGTAGCTGATAAAGTTGCAATTTTATTAAAACCAGGCGAAGGTTATGAGTGGCATTTTGATAATCTAGATTATACTCACGGAAGACTTACCTCATCACGAGCAAGTCGTTTTTGGACGCATATTGTTTATCTTACTGAAGGTAAGCCTTTTGAAATAGGTACTTGGAATCCGAAAAATGAAAGAGTTTTACAGACAGATTTTTCTGCTCCAGAACCAGATAAGATCATAGCAAGAATATACCCTAAACCAGGTAAGACTATGTATTTTCCTTGTTTTATGGTTCATAGAATTCAACCGGTAGTGGATAATTACAGATGGGCTTTTGTTGATTTTGTAAGTTCTCCTAACTACTTAGGCAAAACTAAAAAAGATTTAACCTCAATATTTAATAGGTACTTTGATGAACATACTAGGAGTCAGCTGCTATCACCACGATAGTGCAGCAGCAGCATTAAAAGATACTCATATTTTAGGAGCTTCTCACGAAGAACGCTTTACTCGTAAAAAATATGATAAGTCATTTCCAATCAATACCATATCGTGGTTGCAGAATGCGTGGGAAGATTTTGAGTTTGCTGCTTTTTATGAAGAATCTACCTATTCTGATTTTAAATCAGAGATTAAAAAAATAACTAAAGCACTACCTATTTTAGTAGTCCATCACGAAGCTCATGCTATGAGTTCTTTGCTTATGACTACTTGGTACGACTACGCAGTGATGGTAGTAGATACGGTCGGAAATAAGTATTCAACATCTTTAGGAGTTTACCGTAATGGCAAAATTGAATGGATTAAAAGATTTCTTTATCCAAACTCTATTGGTTTATTTTACTCTAGTGCTACTCGTTTCTTGGGACTTAAACCTCTTTCTGACGAGTCTCAAGTGATGGCAGCAGCTGCTTATGGAGAACCTAAGTGGCTGCCTTGGATAAATCAAAAAATTATTGATTGGAATGCAGAAGGAGATTATACTTTACTTCATAATCTTGAACGCGGTGTTGGTTACGGCGTTTTGGATTGGGACGTAGCTGCTTCTGTTCAGCGTGTAACTGAGAACGTACTTTTATCTTTAGCTACTTGGTTACAAGAAGAGACTGGGATGAAAAACTTAGCCTATGCAGGAGGAGTTGCTCTTAACTGCGTAGCTAATACTAATATTAAAAAGCATTCAGGATTTGATTCCATTGCAATACAACCTGCTGCCGGAGCTGCTGGATGTGCGCTAGGCGCCGCCGCCTTAATTTGTAGACCTAATTGGGAAAATGCTTATCTAGGAGTAAAAGACGATAACGGAATTACCCCCGATGAAGTAGCTGCTAGACTGCTCAGGGGTGAAATTGTCCCAGTTATTCAAGGTAGAGCAGAGTTTGGTCCTCGCGCGCTTGGTAATCGAAGCTTGCTATGTATCCCCACAGATGATAACATAGAAAAACTAAATCAAATTAAAAAGCGTGAGACAGATTCTTGGAGACCTTATGCGCCTATATGTCAAGAAGAAGAAGCTGATACGTGGTTTAAAATTTATCAGCCTAGTTATGATATGTTATTTGTTGCTGATATTATTGGAGGTAATTTTACTACTCACGATAAATCAGCTCGTCTTCAAGTAATAAGTCGTAATAAGAACGCTTATGTTTGGAGAATATTAGAGATAACAAGACAACATGGTTATCCTATACTAATTAATACAAGCTTAAATGCGAAAGGAAAACCTATTGTCAATACCGTTGAAGATTATGAAAGAGAAGTTCAAATACATAACTGAGGTAGATACTGATACTCTACCTAGTGGAAGAACTTATCACACACCTGATGGATCTTATCCATCTATTACTACTATTCTAGGTAAAACCTCAGATCAAACTTGGTTACAGAAATGGAAAGAACGAGTAGGAGAAGAAGAAGCCGCACGGGTTTCCAAAGAAGCGACAGATCGAGGCACTTTAGTTCACGAATTTGCAGAACGTTATTTCAACGGGGAAGACGTATGGGACGAATTAATGCATCAGAGGCTCGACGTAAGGCAAATGAGTCGCGATTTGATTAGAGCCACAGAGCGCGGAGTTGAAGAGATTTGGGGACAAGAACAAGTTCTTTGGTCTAATAAATATAGGTACGCAGGTAGAACTGATATGGTCGGTATTTGGAAAGGTAAACCTACAATTATTGATTTTAAAACATCAAAAAAGAAAAAGAACCAGAAACAAATCACTGACTATTATATTCAAGGCTGTGCGTACGCTGTCGCACATAATGAGATGTACGGTACTGGAATTCAAGATGTAGCTATTATCATGACTATTGATGGAGATGATCCGATTGTTTTTGAAAAAAGTGCTATACCTTTTTTACCCTTATTAAAGAATAGGAGAGCAGAGTTTGATAAACTGCAAAGAGCTCAAGATTCATAAACTTGAAGGAGTTGATGTACAGCGAGTGATGTATTTCTATAAACTTGGAAATCATCTTTTTGCAGAAAGGTACTTTGTGCCTCATTGGAAATCTTTTGACTTAATTCATGATTCAGTAGCTTCGCCTATGTTAAAACACTTTCCTACAATAGAAAAATGGCTTGAGACTATTAAAAGACAAAATAAAATAGGAAAAATTAATACTATGTACTTATCAATACTAAGCGGTAAAAATCAAATACCTTGGCATGTTGATAAGTCTGATACAGATACTTTTAGTCCTTCTTTTATTACTTCTATTAAAACTGATAATAGTTTTATTGAATTTAAAGATGATAAAAAATATACTTATAAAGAAGGCATGAGTTATATAATTAAGAGCGGTGTTGAGCATCGCATATTCAATCTAGACGAAGAGCCAAGATTAACTCTTTGTGTAACCCCGGAGGTAAATGATCATGTTGTTAAAATGGTTGCTTGATAGATATCATATGTGGAAGTTTGATCGTGAGTTTGAAAAGAAGAAAAAAGAGATAATGAAGCTTGACCCATTCATTTATGATATCCCAAAAGATGATAAAAGTGAATGAAGATCTTTTAATACGTTTAATAAAACAAAATAGGATATAAGTAATGAATAATCTTTGGAATACAAAAAACGATTGGTTAGCGTGGTACAATATAGATGATCTTCCTGTTATTAACAACTATTCTCTAAACGAGGACGGGTCAAAGTCTTTGTCTGATGCTTTAACTACGCAAGCCCGCATAATTTATGAAGATTTCAAAGACCGTGATATTGTAATATCTATGTCTGGAGGTATTGATTCTCAGCAGGCAGCCTATGGTTTTGCTAACGCCAACCTTCCTGTAAAGTATGTTTATTTTAAGACTTCTTTAAATAGTCGTCCTGAAAAAGAACAATTTTATGTTGAAGAGTTTGCAAGAAAGTATAATATACCTATTACTATAATAGAGCATGACTACACCACTGAAGAAGTAAAAAGTCTTGCTAAAAAATACGACTTTTTTAGGGATAAAATAACTACTGCTCCTTGGCTTATGTTTGATTCTCTCTGTAAGGAATATCAAGATCAAAATCCAAATTCTATTTTTGTTACCGGTACAATACTTTTTGCCTTTTTAAGGGATAAGAATTTATGTTCTGGAGGCCCGCTAACTGATCGTGGTTCTTATCATGAGGTCGTTAATCCTAAACTAAGAATTCCTTTCAATTTTTACTCTCCTCATCTTTGGCAATATTATGAGTATGTTCATAGACAAGAACCACTTTTACAATTTCACAAAAGATTTCAAGCTAAAAATTTAGCCTTTACTGAATTAGGTTTTCCATTAAGAGAGAAACTTGGGGCGTGTGACTGGTTTACTAATAGCTTTCATGAACCTGAGTCCAGGACTCGTATTGATTTTGCTGAGGACAAATCTATGCTTCCCAATAAGAGAATTGATTTTATCAAACATTTTTTTGGATATTCGCAAGCTCAAGCCCGTAAATTAAATGATACAGTAAGCTCAACTTATACAGAGGAGGATATTCGTATTAGTTTGTATTCTTTTGAAACTGACGTAGATAAGTATGATTTATGATATCCCAAAAGATGATAAATAAG